AAAAGTTTTAATAGCACGTTGATTGACGCCTCATAACCGGCAACCATTCCAACGCGATACCCGTACTCGAAAGTATCGCGAGTTTGAGGACGCTTCAAGGCTTCAACAGCAAATGATTGCTGATCTGCCTTGAGGCGATTCAAAAGTTGTGACTCAATATTCACGCAGGAGTCTTAGGCGTTGATGGCGCAGCTGGCAAGGTCTGACCATTTAGTTTTTCGCCTGCCGCAAGGCGGTGTTTCTGTTTTACAAATGCACCTGTCATAGGAACAGTGCCTGGTGTTGGTTTGTCGCTCATGGTGTTCTCCTTAAGGGTTTGGGTTAATGCCTGTGCCGGTGCTATACGCAACCTTCTCGCCTGTTGCCATCTCTGCAGCAGCAAGAAGTTTTGCCGTATCGTTATCAGCCGTGTTCATACGCTCTCTGGCTTGCAGCTCAGCTGCAAGGCGTTCGTTCTCGGCTTGTTGTTTAAGTTGCTCAGCTTGAGTCTTCTCAAAGTTAGCTTGTTGTTGTGCAGAAAGTTTAGCCGTTTCAAGCTGTTGCTGTGACTGCATTTTCTGCTGCTCAAGTTGCTGCTGAGATTGCATTTTCTGCTGATCCATTTGCAATTTAGCCTGATCAACCTGCATACGCTGCTGCATTGCTTGGCCTTGGACTTGTGCATTGAGCTGCGCAACTTCCATGGTCTTATCAGGCGGCATTGGTGGCTGAGGTTTAAACTGCTGAGCAGCTTCATCGATTTGTGCAAGCTCTTGAGCAAAGCCAGCAAGCTGTTGCTCGATAAACTTCTGCACTTCTAAAATAACTTTGACCTGGTCTTCTGCTTCTTCAGCAATTAATTCCTCTGTTTGTGCCTTATCAACAGCATTGTGTGCCTCTACCAAGTAGTAGTTAAGTATGTGGTCACGCAAGTGAGTAGCCATTGGGTACAGATACGTTTTTATGATGGCAGGGTTTGAGCCAAACAAAGGAGACTTGAGGAACGGCATGTGAGTCATCAGGTGCGCCATGTGATCTTGCGATGGCAGCACATAAACAGGACGGCCCATTGCTGCTGCAACGTTTTCAGAGACAGGGTCCATGTCTTCGCTGCCAGGCAAAGGCTGCAAAACTTCATTTACAGGCACCTTCATATTGCGAAGGAACATCTCTTCGACTTTACGCGCATCGTACATCTGCGGCATTGCAGAAGCACGCTGCATGATGGCTTGCGTCTGCGCAAAACGCTGGGTCTCACTAAAGATTGCAGGGTCGCTGATAGGGATAACGTCCATCGGGCCATCAAAGTCCGAAGGATCAATCTCCAAGCCTTGCGACTGAGCTTCAATGTCCTCGATGGTCAAGTAAGCACTGTTAATGCGGTGCAAAATCTTAAAGCAACGAGCCATTGAGCCATGCAAGCGGCTGTGAATTGAGCTAAATACCACCATGCCTTGCTCGATAAGAGCCATGGTTGTACCGACAGGCTGATTAGGATTCTGATCAGACAGCTTTTCAAAGGACGTTTGCACAACTCCTTTGCCTGCATCGACCAAGAAGCCTAAGAGTTGGAACAATGTAGGGCTTGGGCCGTTGAATGGCAGAGGCATGGCAAGCTTGCGCACGTCATCTATCAAGGCTCCGCCTTCCATCTCAACTACTTCAGTCGGTTGGACGTTTAGAGTCTGACCGCCAGGACCGCCTTTAAGCTTAAGCAGCGTAGGCACGTTCTGAATGTGTGCTGAGTCTAGCAAAGCACGCAGAGCTCCTGTAGCTGCACCGCTCAGGCCGCCAATCATGTGTGTCAAACCAATTGGGTAAGCACCACGCCATGGAATAAAAGGGAATTCTACAATCCAGTCAAGCTCAAGTTGGCGTTCATCATCAGGCTCCCAGTTACGGTACAAGCCCAAGCCCATGTTGGTCGACTTGTCAATGCTTAAGATATACGGCTCAGGCCCATCGCCAAAGTCAAGGTACGTATAGACTTCGTAAATGGTACGCAGACCATCTTCGTTGTAGCTCAGGTCTTTACGACCTTCAATCTTATCGTTAGCCTGCGTTGACTTGCTGAACTCAGGATCATCAGGAACTCCTAAGTCTGCGTCAATATACATGCCTGACTTAACGCGCCTGCCATACTCAAACTTAGTGATGTACTGCACGTGAGTCTTGCGCTCAGCGGTGTAGAAGTTAGTTGCTGCAAATGGCAAGTAGACGTCATCTATTGCAATGAACTCTGAGTTAGGACGGCGATGCAGCGGGTTCCACATGAACTTTAGGTATTGACCTCCGCCAAGTGGCAGCTGCGTGCTAAGCTGCTCTAGCTCACCACGGAACTCAACCATCTGCTCAGTCGTTTGCCAGTTCATGAACTCAGCTTTACGCTCAGCTTTCTGAATCTTAGACTTGTCACGTATGCCTAAGATTTTGCTCTTGACAGGGCCGTTAGGAGGAAAGACTTCCTTCATAAAGCGTGCAGAGAAGTCTACGCAGGCCTCGACAAGCATCGGGTGCACAACCTTGTTGGCACCTGTGAACTGAGCACCGCCTGGTGCATCGTCGCCTAGACCAGTACGACGCAAGCCTTCTTCATACTGCTTGTCACGCTTCTCGCGGGCTTCTTTATCGTTCTCAATCTTTTCCATCAAGTCACTGATGGCAGTCTTGAGCATGTCTTGATCTACTTCGTCAACTATGTTGGCAAAGTGTGCAAGCTTTGTAGCGTGGTCTTCATCGTTCTTCTCACGCAGAATGGCACCGCCATCTTCTGTGTCTTCAACTTCGTTGTCAACATCCTCTAGCTGCACACTCTCGCCTTCAGGCAAATCGTCTTGTAGTCTTTTGGTTGCCATTCTTTACCTCACACGTATTGGTTAACTATTGCATCGATCTGATTAGGATCGTAGACTGAGACGCTGCCGCCTTCTGCAAAACCTGTCGGTGCATCAATGCCATTTATGATCGCATCGATTTGGTTAGGATCGTAGACAGACACGCTGCCGCCTTCGGCAAACTTTTTACCAAGGCGATCTTTAACGCCTTCAGTGTCGTAAATTGAGAACCAACGGCCTTTGTCTTGCGCAGGATATTCAACGCCTTTATATCCAGACTTGAGCACTACGTCAGGTATCATGCTTTGAGGTAAGCCTCGTAAGGACTGATAAACCTGTTCACCCGTGACTTCGCCTTCAGGAAGTGGATTGCGACCTCTGACTTTACGCAAAACGTCAAACGCTTCTTGAGGATACTTGGCGTCAAGCTGAATGTATCTGTCTACAGGTACAGCGGTTTCGTAAACCGTGGGTGCTAAGCTTCCAGGGTGCATTGACCATTTAGAAGGATAAGCAGGATCTGTGGATACGTTAAGACCCTTGCCCATGATGCTGCGTTCAGATGACTTTGACACGTCATAAGTTCCCTCAATCGGACGGCTTGCTCCATGGAATGCTTTAAGCATCTTGGTCAATGCACCTGCTTCAGCATCGCCCGCATCAAGTGCAATCAATGCAGCACCGGCTTTGCGTGCAATCTTGCCACCAGGTATCAGCATCAAGCCGGCATCAAAAGCACTTTGAGGAATCAGCATCTCTGCTGCAAACTGTGCTGCCTCAGCAGCTGCGGCCTTGGTTTCTTTAGAGCTTGGCGTTGCCCGCTGCTTGCGATAACGTGGAGCAACAAACGTGTCTAGTGTATCTTCTTCAGCCATAGATCACCATTTAACTTTGTTAGCCCAGTAAGCAGCACTGCTCGGGCCTTTGGCTATGTTGGCTGAGTGCCGTGCTTTAAATGAATCACGCTTTGCAGTCATACGGTCTGACTCACCTTCTTTAGGTTTGCCTGCCGTGCTAGCGCCTTGTTGACCAAAACGGATAATCTTCTCCTTGCCATCTACCTTGGTCTTCACAATGTGCGACTTGGTTGGATGGCTAGGAGTGCGCTTAGGTTGATTAAGCTGCAGACTATCCTTGTCAACTTGCTTCTTCATTTTTTCTTTGCCGCAGCTCGAATGTTGTCGACCATATTAGGATAAGGCCGGCCTGCGGCTTTAGCCATAGCTTTGGCAGACGATTTAGCTTTGGACGACAGAGGCTTGCTCTCGCCAAGACTTTTAGGGCGTGCTTTTTCCCAGACAGGTTTTTTAGACTGCATACGGATTTATCCTCGGTTTGTTAGAGATGCGAACTTCGTCAATATCTTTTGCTTGAGGGAGCTCAAACCATCCATCATTTTTGAGATAAATGATAGCTTGCGTAAATGTGTCAACATAGTCATCATGCTCCGCTACTGGGAACTTGCC